CTTGGTACTTGATACGCTCCAAAATCGACGGGTTTGTTTGCAATGCCCCGTAAACATTTATGCCGCAACCGATTTTATTGGGCTTTCTTAGGCCGTATAATCGCATGGTTGTGGCAAGCTGATTAAACAGCGCGACGGGGTCGCAGTTATCATTGTCGAAGAAATAAAACTGACTGCCCGATGGGGCTGTATCTGTACCCGTCCACACATTAGTCCACGCGCTCGGCACAAAATATTTTTGCGCCCACATAGTATCCAAGTGCAAATGCATTTGCTCGGCGATGAACCTTGCCTTTGCGCGGCGCGGGTCTATTGCGCCCGGCGCATTGGTGCGCTGGAAATCCAAGCTCGCGATTGCATCAATGCCCGTGATTACTTGGTCAACTTCGCAGTGGTACGAATGGTCGCGCTTGCCGAATACGGCAGGGGTAACATGGCCGAACGCAGGTTTGCGTTGCATATTAAGGCGCGTAAGGTCGCCCTTGTCGAACTCATAGAATTTCGCCGTGCTAAGTGTCACTGGAACAATGGGAAACAGTTGCCGCGAAATAAACCCCGCCGCTTCTTGGAAGTAAGCAAGCGAAAGGTTTGTAAGATAAATATGCGGCTTGAACACGCCCTTGGCGATATTTGCCGCGATTAATTCGGGAGTTAATTGATTGCTCATGTGTGCCTCCTTCTAGGCCATAAAGCCCATTTGATTTATTTGCACTTGAATTACTTGACCTGCTTCATCAGCGGCCTCAAATGCGCGACCGAAGATAAAATCATCAGTGACAGCGGTTACGGCTTGCCCTGTGGCGTTTACGGTAACTTTATCGCCCTTGGCAACTGCGCCGCCCGCCTCCATTAGGACTATGTTTTTAATGGCGATATGAACCTGCCGCCCCGCCACAATGGGGTCTAAGCTGGAACTAAGCACCGTACCGATGGCGTTTTTGCCGCTTGTGGCCACTACTATATTACCGTTTGCATCATACATAACGGCCTTGTGTGCAGGGCCGGGAATATTCGCGCCAGCCACCTCCACAATGGTTGAGGAATTATTTATGCTAGAGTTAAGTCTTTCAAGTGAGCCTGCCGCCATAATTAGTTACCACCTTTCGTGTAAGTTGCTTCGTACTGTGCCGCAAGTTCGGGGTTTTCTTCATAGGCCTTTGCGATTGCGGCGGCATTGCTCATGGTGGGGTTGCCTTTGCGAATGTCTGCGACCTTGGCATCAAGTTCGCTACCTCCGCCGCTTCCACCAAGATTACTGCGTGCTGTGCCGATTTCGCCCATTAGGTTGCTTTTTTCAACAAGGTTTACTTGCTCATCAAGCAACTCCACAAAATCGGTGTACGCTGTGCCGCCGGATTTTTTCAATTCGTACAGCTTGGGCGCGAGTTCTTCGGCCTTTTTGCCGATAATCTCGTATTTCTTCGCAAGAATGGATAAGTCCTTGATTTCAAGGCTCTTTTTCATTTCTTCCATTTGTGCGGCCAGTGCCTTGTTTTCTTCAAGGGCTTTTTTTACTTCGGGGTGCATTTCTGTGGCGGGCAGGGCTTCCGCGCTCTTCGCCACTTCGCCCATAGGCGGGGTTGCTTCCGAAGCATCACCCGCAGTTGTGCCATACTTTTTTTCTATGGCTTCCAACGCGATTAGTTCTTCGGGGGTTAACCTACTTTTGTCGATGTTCATTGTGTTAAAATCCTCCTTCTCGTGGTTGTTTTTATTGGAGTGAAACTTCTCCATAAAGGTTTGCTGTGGCGGCGCGATTGCGACGGGCGCGGCCACCGCTGGCGCGAACTTCGCCACTAAGTTCTCAAGCGCGGCTTTTTGCACTGCGCATTTTTCAACGGATTCACCGCCAAGCGCGTAACGCTTTAACGCCGCCCATGCGGGTATTGCGCCCCGCAGAGTTTCGGCAAACTCGTCTAAACTTTGGAACATCATGTCGCGGCGGGTGTCCTCGGTTAAGTCTTCATCCCATATGATGGAACATAGGCTACCTTTGAACGCATAGCCGAAATCCCAAATCTGGTCGCAGATGTCGCCGCGATTTTCGTCTTCCAAACGCTCGCGGAATGTTTCAGCCTCTTTAGCAACCTCGACGGGCGCGGATGTTTTGAAAATGTTCGCCAAGGCAGTTGCACCGCGCTTAAAAAGGCTTATTTTCGCGTCCGGGTTTGCCCCTGCATCTACGAGGTCGGTGCTTGTGATTTTCAAATCTTTCAATAACGTAGACATTCGTTAGAATCCTCTCCTCTCGCCCGTTTTCGGGGCATAAATAAAACGCGCTTGCGCGTTTTGTTACCGACAGTCGAAATTGCAAGGCAATTTCATTACATTAATAGGCAAATAAATTTGTCGAGAAATGCGACGTTTTTATTCACCCTCGCTTGCGTCTGCGGCTATCACTTCCAATACCCTTGCCAGCCCATCGGGCGCGGGGGCAAGGTTGCCGTCGTACTTACGCGCCATTGCCATAAGGGTTAGCGCGTGGTTAAACTCATCGCGCTGTATTTCCTGTATGGCTACAATGTCCGCCGAAGCCAACTCGGGGAACTCCGCGAGAAAGTCCTCGTATTTATAGCGTGCATCGGCCTCGCTTTTCAGCAACTTCATTATCGCCGCCGCTATATCGTGTTTGGCTGCCATTTTTTCACCTCCTTCGGCAAAAAAAATACCGCCTATGGCGGGTTTTATTATGTTGCGAGTATGAGTACAAATTGGAATGAAAATCTTGTTCCTACTGAAATGTTAGGTGCTGTGACAAGCTCAAACCCACTATCCGCAGTTATTCTCAAGGGCGTATATTTGAAATCACCCGTGCCGGAGTTATAGCCGATTGCGAATTGGTCTACTTGCCCTTGAAATCGTTGCAACAACGGATATATGGCCGGGTCGAGAATAACAAACGCTTGCCTCGTAGTTCCCGTCGCAGTTTGAGTTGCATAACCCCAAAACGACACAATACTTTCGGCTGTGTTAAACCTCATTTCGATTGCGTTCACTTCCCCGTCAAACGTGGCATTGCTAAATGTTTGGGCAAATGAACTTGTCGTAGGCTGTGAAGAGATGCCGCTTCCTGTACTTTCAATAACAACCGGGTCGTTGGGGTATTGTTTTCGTGTGCCATCGGCCAACGTCCAGCGGAAATTTGCTGCGCCATTTCCGACCTCATCCGCACTCACAACCGCAATATGCCGTCGCCCGCGCACAAAATGTTCAATCACGAGAATATTGCCAAACACCCCGGCAACAGTGCCGATAATGCCACGCGCTCGGCTGTTCGCATATGAAATTTGAACACCATTTCCTGCTTGAACCATTGTATTATCAAAAATCCAGCCCATAGTATGCCGCCTTTCTAATCCCCAACGGGTACGCGAGTAGCTGTCCCCTCGATGGAAAACATCGAATACTCGCCTGTTTTGATTTTCTTCCAAACATCATCGTCCTCGATGTAGTAACCAACCCACCAACCTTCGGGCAGGTAGCCCTCGGGGATTCCCATAGCGGCGGCTTTTTCCTTGGTAAACACAACAGATTCCACCAAACGCCCAACGCCGCCGCGTTCGTGCACTTCGCCCGCCACACCAAAGTCGAGAGTGTACTCATAGGCGGCCTTTTCCAACACGTCGATTTCGATAATATCGTCTTGAAAATCCGTTATAACCTCGCCTGAAACTCGCGTGGCCACGTTCGCCCAACCGAAAACAAGCCGCTTATCGTCGTCGGATTTTACAATTAAAAAGCGCGGCTCGTCGGTATTCGCTTTCCGCACCTGCTCAAATGTTTTTGCTGCTCCCACGGAAAAAGCCCCCTTTGCAATAAAAAAACCGCCACGCATTGTGACGGTAGATTCTGACCGTATTGATTCGCTATTTGAAATATTTCAATACCGCAGTATCGTTTACCCAAAACGTCCACACACCGATGTATCCGTCAGAAAGTTCGGATTGCGATATGCCGCCTTCTTGGACGAGATTACGAAGAACTATCCGCTCCACAATTTCGTCTCCACGCTTCAACTTGCCTTGAAAGTTCAAGGTAGGCACATCGCCGCCGCGTGCGGATTTCTTCATTTGCTGAACTACATCCTCGTCGGTAATCGTTACACCGTGAAGGGTTAAAAATACTTTGTTACTCACTGTAATTTCCTCACCGATAAAGTGAGCAGGTGCGGCCAATGTTTGCGAAAGAATTTGCGCGGAAAAGCTCTCTGCAACGGCAAACTTTATGTTTTGGTCGTTGTACAAAAAAAGTTCCCCGTCATTACCAAACAGGCTTTTACGCATTGCGCACCTCAAGGCTATGCTTCCATTATTTTTTGCATTTCATCAGCATGGACAGCGGCTTCAAAGCCCCAGACAGACACATGGCCGGACGCAATGCCAACTATATCATAGTCACCATGCGACACACATTCACTAAGCAGGATTTCGTCAAAAAACCCATCGGGACGCTTTATTGCGCCCCTAAACGCAAACAGCGGATTGTACCCATTGCGAAACGAGGAAATCAATTCTTGTGCCTTGTTTTTGTTCGTGATTGTAATATCCTCAAGCGTAAGAATAATCATGTCACACGTTGGCGTTCCAACTAAACCATCGGTACTTTGAATTTTTGATGGCGTTACGACTTGAATAAGGTAGCTTTCTGATTGCGCTATCAGCATTTTGTCCCAAAAAAGCGAAAGTTTCCCCTCGCAACCACGAACGGTTTTCTTTATTTTCATGAGCTATCACCCCCGCCTACGTCAAGCCCCCGTAGCCTGTAGTACCTGCGCAAATGTTCGCGCTTTTTCAACCGGCGCAGGTGCAGACTTATCAGCTTCGTATTTTTGTCTAAGAACCAGCAACCTTTGACGATACTCCTTGTCAATCTGCATTTCTTGCCGCGAACGCTCACTGCATCCATCAAGCCCAACTCCGTCTTGCGGGAGTTTTTGTGCATCATCCAATTTCTCTTCATACCAATCATGCAATGCTTGATATTCGCTATCAAAATCCGACATAAAACACAACTCCTTCCGTAGTAGCATTGAGAATTTTTAATATTTCTTCCTGTCTAAATGTCATATCAATGCGATTTGCGCGAGCTTGTCGCAGTGTTACCGTCGCACCATGCCATGTATCATATGCTTCACTTGCTGTGAATGGTCGGGTA